GTGGACGTCAACTCGATCGCTAGGGAGGTTCCGACGGAGGTAAACAGGAGTTACGTTTTCCCCGTCGTAATAGTCCGAACCGCAAGATTCTCTGAACTTTCCAGTCCAGAAGGATTTTGCAATGTTGACCTTCAGGCCGAAAGCCTCAAGGTCTCCGACGATCGAAGGTGCCTCGTCGTTGGGAACAATAAGATCGTCCCCATAGACATAGAGCCCGCGAGAAACAAGAAAGACCTCGCGGGGAGAGGCAACCATTCCATGACGCGCGATCCGGGAAGAGATCATGATTATATAGAAAACCATGGCCTCTATCGGAAAGCACATCGCAGACCCCATAGACGCGAATTTGCGAAGATGGACGATTTTACCATCTGGCATTTTCGCTCTTGAAGACCGGGTCGCAAAAACGTACCGTCGAAATTGTGGTACGCTCTTTAGCATCCGGTTGACAAGGGTACAAGAAACCCGGTCACTCGCGTCAGAGAGATCCAAAGTGGCAATCTTGCCATTCTGGCTCCCAGACCGAGCAAAGTTGGCATTCACCGTTTGATCACGAAAGTTTACGTGACCGCGTGTGAACGGGCTCCGTTTCTCAATCGGATCCCGTAGCCAATCAGCGAATGCCTGCTGCATGTATTGCATTGCAACTGGCTCTATCGCTATCACCCGAGGCTTCTTTGCAGTCTTAGGGACAAAAGCGACCTTCACAGGTGGCTCGTCCCGGGGCGAAGGGTAGGAAATCCTGGTGACGCGATCCAAGCCGTCGTCGTTCAGAATCGATGAGATTCCGAATTCGGCGAAGGGCAGAACGCGCTCAAGCCGCTGTGGCCACGAACGGAAATCATACTTCAGATTCCCGCGAATGCCCTCAGCAGTCGTTCCAGGACCGTGACGAGGCACGATGCTGTCGTAGAGTCCATCAGCTGATGGGCCCCCAACAATATCGCCCCAAACCACAGCAGAGACCTTATCAAAGATCTCCGCAAGGCCCGGGGGTAAGTCCCCTTCACGACCTAACTCTTCATCTATCTCGGCGTACCGTATGCGCGCACGATCAAGTCGACGTCCTCCACAAGTGGAGAAAAGTCGACCCACAACCCGGCATGTTTGACGGATTGCACGGATCGAGGCGACATCGGGCGCGACGAGTAGGTTGCCGTCAACTCCGAAGACCCGGCCAGAGAAACCTGACAGGAATGTCGGGAGCCTCCTGCCTCGAGCATAGTGAAAAGTGCTCGAGAGAGATCGTGGCCAATGGCCTTCTTTGAGACCCTCTTCAAGGGCATCAGAGAAAGCTGGGAGGGTGATCGTAAGGAACGATTCGCCTTCATCTTCGGCTCTCCTACGGACGCACTCAGCGTCCTTCAAGGGGTTGACACCACACTGCATCCCACAATCATGCAGGATGCTAACAACAACGTCTGTCAGGCTTTTCATCGCGACCTCCATTCGGGGGCTAACGATCCTCTAGCCTGCAGGTCCAACCGACTCCAGGGGCAAAGAGCCCCTGGGATCTTAATGTCGGTATGTCACGTTTCGCCAGCGATTAGCCGGGAAAGGGCCGTAGCCCCATCAGCCTTCTTCAAAAGAAGAGCGCCGATGAGGGTTCCGATCTTCTCCCAGTTGCTGCCGACGCCCAGCACCCCGACGTCCGCGACGCAATAGATCGTGCTCGTCTTCACCGAATTCAGCTCGGAATTAATCGGATCGGTAACCAGCTCAGTTTCCGTTACACGGAATGTGTAACGTGAGCGTTTGCCGACCTGACGTCCGATCAAAAGATCGATGTAGTGCGAACTCGAGATTGCGTAACGGTACGTCGAGGATGTTGGGCCACGTGCGATGCACGGGAGTGTCATCACGTCTGAACCAGCGCCAGTAGAACTGGCGGTAGTCCAAGCCGTGGGAGACACATCCAGTACAATGATAGGATCTGCAAACATGACGTTCCTGCATATGGGTTAACAGGCCTCAGTAATAGTAGTTCCCACCCCCTGGAATACCTACCCCAGGAGATGTGAACAGAGACCTGCGGGGTTTGCGCTTGGCGGAAGTGCCAAGCGCTAGCAAAATCGCGTGCTGGCGAGTTGTAAATTCGCCGGGACGCAACCCCATACCGAAAGGCGAGGCCTGGCTGCGCATCCGACTTACTCTAATGTTAGAGTAATTACACACGGATGAGCCGCCTGGGAGGATAAAATCCCCATTCACTCCACCTGAGAAGGTGTAGTAGAAGGGGTCCCAGCGAGGGGTAGCTGCGATACGCAAGAAATAAGAATCCTTGTGCATCACATAACCACCCCCCATAGCCTCACTGTCGACTGCGTTCGAAGAGAGGTTGGAGACTATGTCCCCAACATTCAGAAACCAGTCGGCTAGCCAAGTCCAAGGATAAGTGCGATAGATAGTCGCAGGATGCGGTCCAGCACCGTACAACTCGGCTATCGCGCGACTTGTCCACTCGTCGGACCCAATGTCTGGCACGTAGTAATAGTAAGTACCTACGAACCAGCTTTCGGTGACATGCTCAAGGGACATTTTATAGTCACATCCCCCTTGCATGAACTCGTCGAAGAATCCAAACGGGACTGGTCCCATAACTTGGTACCCGTCCAAATTGGAGTCACCTCCAATGACCGGATCGGAAAGATCACCGAACGGCCGCGAGAGGCTACCCTCGACGACAACTTCACCGCCGACGTGACGAAACTCATGCTTCGACCGCCGTTTGATCCGGATTCCGTTGTTCGCGATTAGCTTATTTAGCCGATCACGAAGCGTGAACTGAAGTTTCTGAAGCTTTATCAGATCGTTCACGAACGGCACCCAACCAAACTCCACGTTCAAGTACTCCGAGCCAAGATCTTGGAAGGTCTTGGCCCGAGAGCGCAAGAAAAGTGGCAACCGGGGTAAGTCGCGCAACTCGAGGATAAACTCCCCAAGCGACGCGACTGGGTTTCCGGGGCGGAACCTGCGCACAAAATCGGTCCCCAACCCATTCAGGGTTAGGGTAAAATCCGACGGCTCAGGAACAGACAGGCTAGGAAGAGGCGTATCGTAGACTGCGAAGGCGTCCTCGGCGACGAAGCCGCGGGCAACCACCGGAGTCCAATTATACGTCTCGAGGGTAGGGTCATCCCGAAGCACGAAGTCGCGGTAGTAACTACCACCGCTAAACGTGTACCGAGTACCCATCCCCGGATTTTCGAGCTCACGATAAACGTGAAACCGATCATCATCCCCCAGCCAACGGCCATCGCGAAAGAGGTGGCCTGTCGAACGAAGCAAGTGCCTGGAGCTCCTCCCGTAGACATAGGACTTCCCACTCTCACTTTGGAGGGGAGTATCCTTTAGGTCTACGATCTTAGGAGCTCCAAGCCTGGACCTAACGGTAGGGTCGTACAACACAGAACGGGGGATGCGGCGGTCTTTCGCCCGCCGAGCAGCCTCGCGGCTGCTCCTGGTATGATGCAATTTAGTGAGCATCAGCCACCATCCTCCTATCATGATGTTGCACGTAGGGATTGTCAGTGCCAACAGGTGTCAGCACTCAAGGGGGCCCAACTGG